GAATATACAGCAAGAGGTTTTAAATTCAAATGTGAACTTGAATCAAATGACCCAGCCCAAAATATCAATGTTACTGAACTTGGTTTTGAAGCAAGCGTTAAACGCAGAACAGAGACTGTAAATACATCTATAGCCTCTGGGACTTCAGCGAAAACAGTAACCTTTGGTTCACCCTTTTTTACAGGCACTGGATCTCTCGGAGGTTCAACCACTGCATTTTTACCAACAGTCGCGATTACTCTTGAAGGTGCTGTAACTGGTGATTATTTTAAAATTACATCTATCACAGGTTCACAATTTGTTATTGAGGTAAGAGACTCAAGTAATAATTTTAAAAACCTTAATTTCAGATATACAGCTATTGGGTTTGGTAAAGGTACATAAATATGTTTATATTTAAGTTATCAACTAATATATACTTAAGTAAAAAAGTTTGAGCTATGAGTCCAACACATGATTATATTCTCTCAAATCAATCGGGGGCCAGCTTCAGAACAGACTTAAATAATGCTCTTGCTGCAATCGTTAGTAATAACTCAAATTCTTCTAGTCCAGCAACAACATACGCATATCAATGGTGGGCTGATACTTCGGCTGGCACTTTAAAGATAAGAAATTCTGCAAATAACGCATGGATAGAACTTTTACAACTTGACGGAACAATAACTTTAGAAGATGGTAGTGCGGCCACCCCCGCACTCGCTAACAGGGGAGATTTGGACACAGGAGTGTTTTTTGGTGCTGCAAATCAATTCAATATTGCAACTGGGGGAGTTGAAAGAGTAAAAATAGACTCAACAGCAGTTATATTTAATGAAACTGGTGCGAATGTAGATTTTAGAATTGAAGGCGATACAGGCACACATTTATTTTTTCTTGATGCTGGTAATGATCGGGTTGGTATAAATACTACAAGTCCACAGACTTTATTACATATGGAATCTTCTGCAGACACTATTCTTAGAGTTACATCAGCAGATGGAAGTGCTGCTTTTTTAGATTTGGGTGACGCATCAGACCCAGATGGAGGAAGAATACATTATGACAGTGGATCAAATTTAGTATTTAATACTACTTCCACAGAACGTATGCGTATAGATTCTTCTGGAAGGGTGCTTATAGGTAGTACCAGTGCTGATGATGCAGCACAGATGTTAAAAGTCGCAAGAACTTCAGGATCAGCTAGATTAGCTATACAAGCAGCTAATGATGGTAGCTCTCAACTAGACTTTGCAGATGTAGCAGATGCTGATGTAGGTCGTATTCAATATAACCATAATAGCGATTATATGGCTTTGTTCACTCAAAATTCAGAACGTATGCGTATAGATTCGTCAGGCAACGTACATATTGCAAATTCTGGTTTTAGTGCCACTACATCATCAGATGATTTAACTGTTGGTAATCTTAGTGGAGAACATGGAATAACTATATTTTCTTCTACAGATAGTGCTGGATTTATTTGTTTTGGTGATACAAATACCACAGCAGTAGGAAGTAGAGATGGAGTAATTCGTTATCAACAAAGCGACAATAGTATGCGTTTTGCAACTAATGGAAATAATGAACGAATGAGACTAACTAGCATCGGTACAATGCAAGTTTCCAATATGGGGTCTTTTGCAGCATCTGACCCTACTTTCCATGATTTTTCTGCTGATTCTGCAAACGATCTTATATTAAGGCTCAGAAATACGAGTTCAACCAACCCTTATGGTTTAAGGATTAATTTTGATAACGCTGCACCAAATGATTCAACACGTTATTTTATTTATTGCGTAGATAGTTCCGGTGTTAAGTTTCAAGTCAATAGCAACGGTGGTATTCAAAATTTTCAATCCAACGATTCTAACCTTTGTGATCAGCGTGAAAAGAAAAACATAGCTAGCCTAGAAAATAAATGGGATAAAGTAAAAAGTTGGGAACTTAAAAAGTTTCATTACAACGAAGATGCCGACACAGACGATCTTCGTTATGGCGTTATTGCTCAACAGGTGGAGGAGCATTGCCCTGAAGTATTAACTGATTGGATTAAGGTAAGAGCCGAAGATGCCGTTCTTGATGAAGACGGTAATGTTGTTAAAGAAGCTGTTGCTGAAATCGCACGAAAAGGTGTTAAGGAACAGCAGATGATGTGGATGGCAATTAAGGCTTTACAAGAAGCACAAACCCGAATCGAAACATTAGAAACTAAAGTTGCAGCTTTAGAAGCTGCTTAGTAAAATTGGTTAAATTAAATTAATTTTATGGCAACTCCACAAGAACTTTATGACGAAACAAAAACTCGTCTTGATCTTCACATTGCAAAAGCACAAATGCTAGATAGAGAAATACAGGAGAAAGTTGCAGAAAAAAATAAACTTATGCAGCCAATAATTGAGGATCAAGGTGCATTAAAACAACTAGAAAAACTTAGTGAAGTTGAACAACCTGTAGAATCAAAGTAAAATAAAACTAAACACTTATTAAAATGGCTGTTACTTGGGATATCGTTGCTTTAGATGCAACAAAAACTGTAGGAAGTTTATCTGATGTAGTGACTACTGTTCACTGGACTGCTAGTGATGCAGACGGAGATCATACTGGATATGCTTATGGTTCTGTAGGACTTGCTGAAGCTGATAGTGGTTCTTTCACTGCTTATGCAGACATCACAAAAGCTAATGCGATTGCATGGGCTAAAGCTGCATTAGGTTCTGATGAAGTAACAGCTATTGAAACTAGAATTGCTGCACAGATAACAGAATCGAAAACACCTACTGTAACCTCTGGAACTCCTTGGTAATTTAAAACTTTACTTTTTCGTGCATCTGTTTAGTCATCATTCCACCAATTAGATATAATGGGGCAAGTCCTACCAGCAAAAACAGGCACATCAAGGTAATTGGTGCTAGGGCCTTAATAAACGCTTCCTTCCACATATGTTTCAAAAAATTTGTCAGATAGCTTCATTGTTGTCGCTATTTCTTACCTTGTCAATGTTAGGCGGTTCATACTATGCTTTCAGATTTGTAACTAGCGAGCAGTTCAAGGCAAGAGTAATGAATGAAGTTCTAGACAATGTGCAAGGCATGATGCCAAAAGTATTAGACAATGCTTTGCCAGATATGACAGGGCCAACAGTTCCAGAGTTTATAAAGCCTAAGAGTTGATGGAGATACCAGAAATAGGTATCAGACAAATAAATGTTCCAGAGGTCTATATTCCTGAGATATACAAGCCTGATCCTGTATTGCCTGTAATAACAAATTTAGAAATAAATATTGTAGGTTGTACTTATCAGCATAGAGATATAAAAAACACTGGTAATACTCAGCTTTTACTAGATGATCCAAATGGAGTGTTTTTGACTTGTGGTGAATCTTTGTTTCCTAGCTTTTACCCTATTGACTACAGACCAGATCAGTTGGTGATTACTGAAGATTTACCGATTACAAATGATGCCCCACCCATGCCAGAGGCAGATATTCCAGAGGCTAAAACACCAGAAAAGAAAAAAGAAGAATTAGTAATCCCAGAGTGTCCAAGTAGAAAAGATCAAAAAGTAGGAGATTACAGAAATGCAAAACGCATTGAAAGAGTAATAGGACATAAGTTATCCTCAGACAAAACAGAGTGCATTACGCTTTATGAGGACGTACCATTTCGAGAGACTTTTATTGGTACAAATGAGGTGCTTGTTTCTACTCTTGCTATTGGTGTGGTCGCTGGTAGTTCTGCGGCTCTTGTCCCTCTGATACAAGGGGCTGTAAAGGCTGGTATTAAAAATATAAGCAAGCGTTTTTCTAAAAAAAAGAAGGTATAAACATAAGCAAAGGATTTTACAAGCCCTTTACAGGCGATTTAAATGGCCTATTTTTTTTCGATTTTATGAGTATGAGGCAAAACTTGGTTTGGTAAGGGTATAAGCTTTACATCTTTACAAGTGACAGCGTGTTCACCTGTCAAGACTACTCCTAGCTTGGCTTGTTTGCCACATACCTCTAATCTATATAAGGCCATTTCTAATTTTGTTTTTTTGATCAATAACTCTTGAGCTTCAATATTTACCCTTGCAGCTTTTTGGCATAGCTCACCACCTTTACCCAAAGGAATATTAAATTGAGCAGATATTCCATAATTTAAGTTGTAATTATCTTTTTCAAATCTTGGTGTTTCTTGGATATATTTGATCTCACCTGTATCTTCATCATAAATAGGTTGTCTGGTCACAGTTTCTATAGGGCGGTTAAATGACCACGCATCTGTCAAATAAGGAGTTATGGTCAAACTAGGCGAGGTGCAAACAATCCCTTGACTGTAGCGATTCTGGGGCAAGCTGGAGGGTGTAATCATGGTGGCGTTGTTATTCACTACTCCTTGTGCAGAGCTATTTGGCGAGGCAACTGTGGTATTTGCTAAAACTTTTGCAGGGCTAAGAAATAAAATTATTGCCCAAAGACAGAGGTTGTTTCTGTGGTTGTAGTTGTTGTAATAGTTCGATTTATTGTTGTTACATTTGAAAGGCCAGCACCTTGTAAAGATTCGACCAGTGAAAAGCTTTGCCCAGCGTTTACTATTTTCCATCTTGGAACTGCCTCAAGTGAAGGGCTAGTCCAACTAAACTGGACACCACCAAGAGTCTGAGTTTCACCAGCAACTGTTGAGGGATTGATGTAGCCATTAATATCTGCTGATTCGATATTATGGCCTGATGCTGAGTAAGAAAAACCAGAATTGTATTGGTGCGAAGTGATTGTCTCATTAATTACTGATTGCGAAGTTGAACTCTGCGTACTCGACCCTGATCTAAACTGAGGGACAATAGGTGTAGCAAGGGTTCTCAGAGGTAATAATATTATTAATAATAGCCAAAATCTAGTCAATTTCAATCGAGACTGTAGTTGATGCAGTGCAGCTAGTACCAGAACCAAAAGCTCCAGAACAGGAATGAACCCCACTAGACAAACTGCTTATGCTTCCACTGCCAAGAGTTCCCCCAGAAATTACTGTTGTTTGTCCACCTAAAACTGGAAGTGTTGCTATGCCGCTTGATGGAGTGATTGCTGATTGTGTTACGTCACCAGCCTGATATGACTCCGATAGTGAAAACGCTGAACCAGCAGTTGTGACCGATTTATTTGTATTTACCAAAGCTGGGACTCCATTGCTTAAGCTGCCAAGATTTAATCCACCTATTCCATTTGTTACGACACTGTCCCCTGTTCCTGTTGAAGTGGTGATATTATTTCCGCTTATGCTATAGCTCGAAGCTGCCGCATTTGTAATTACATAAGGCGAATCTATGGAAAACGAAGCTGCTGTCACATATTTCGCTGTAATTTCGGCAAAGGCACTAGACGGAGAAAGAAAGATAATAAATGGAATTAGCTTTTTCATTTGATACCAACTTTGTTTTTACTATTATCTACAATATTAACCTTACCAAGTTTCTTTTTGCCATTTGTAGCTGATTTTACTTGTAGGCCCATGTTAGACATCACTGCTGACAGCAATCCAGCCGCGAAGGTCGTGTCAATTTGTCGGGTTGAATTTCCGAAGTACGCAAAAGAAATGACCCCCAAACTCCAAAAAAGTATAATCATCTGGACAAGGTTAGAAAGGATTGAATTACCTTGTTGCGGTTCCTCTTGTTCTATTTCTTTGGCAGTATCTTCAGCCATGAGATTAAGATTTCTTGTTTAATACTGGTATCTTAGCTATGTTTGAAAAAACGAACAAATCATGTCTAAATTTCTAATCAACTTATTTATCAGGTTCGGAAAATCGGAATCTGTGAGAAAAGGGCTTCTGCTAATGTTGAAATCGGCTGCTGAGAAATCCGATAATGACGTTGATGACGCAATAGTAAAAATGATCGAAGAAAAACTATTTCCAGTTAAATAATGGATATTATCAAGGCTCTTACATCTACTTACAGCCTTGAGGGTGAGTTTGAAGTGCAAAAGTCTATACAGTTTATTGAAAAATTAGAGGATATTGAATTACTCAAGCCGTATTCAATAAAGCTACTTAAAACAAACGCAAAGCAAGCTCATTTTATAAGCTCTTCGATTGAAGTTATATCACAGCAAGCCGCTTATATTTTTAAGCTAGAAAAACAATTAAAAAAGAAAAAAGCGACCCTTTGGGATCGCATAAGATATGTTTTGTTTAACAAGAAGTCAGGGAACTAAATCCTTTTCTGTAATATCAAACCAACTAGCAGACTCAATGACATTTCCTGTTTCGTGATCTGTTCTTGTTGTTTCACAAAACTCATAAGTTCTTTCAGATTCTGGGT